GGCGCAGGCGGCGGCGCTACACCAATGGACGATGAAGCACCAAATCCTGCCTACTACCCCGATGACATGCTGCTGTGGAATCATGCAGTAAGCTCGGGTAACGTTAAGAAATGGAATGCCGCCGAAGAGTTTTGGCAAACAGAGTCTGGTAATATTGACTCAGGACCATATGCCGGTACACCTTACATGTTTGAGAAGGCTCAACGTCGTGTAGTGGTCAAGCGTCTACAGTCAGCTTTGACTGATAACGACGATCTTCGTGCAGAAACACTGGCATTCAACATCATTGCCACACCAGGCTATGTTGAATGCGTGGATGAAATGATTACATTGAATGTAGACCGCAAGGAAACTGCATTCGTAATTGCTGACACTCCAATGAAGCTCTCAAGTAGAATGAGTGATGTAACAATATGGGCTAACGGTACCAATGCTGGTACCAACGGAGCCGATGGTTTGACAACACGCAACGGTGGCGCTGCAATTTACTATCCAAGCTGCTTGTCTACTGACCTAAGCGGTAACGATGTTGCTGTTCCGGCCAGCCATGCAGTGTTGCGCGGCATTGCCTACAACGACTTGGTAAGTTATCCGTGGTTTGCACCCGCTGGTTTAACACGCGGTTTATTGAGTGGTATCAGTAATTTGGGCCTAGTAACTGCTGAAAATGAGTTTGTGCCCGTTGCACTAAACCAAGGTCAACGCGATACACTGTACTTGAAGAAAATCAACCCATTGGTCAACTGGCCAGGACAAGGCTTGTATATCTGGGGTCAAAAGACTTTGCATCCATCAGATTCTGCCCTTGATCGTGTAAACGTTGGTCGACTATTGGCCTACTTGCGAGAGCGATTCGATGTAATTGCGCGTCCGTTTATTTTTGAACCAAACGACCAGCGCACAAGAGAGCGTGTGCTAGCAGTATTCCATGGCTTCCTTGAAGATTTGCTTTCTAAGAGAGCCGTATACGACTTCTTGGTAGTATGCGATGAATCAAACAACACACCGTCTAGAATTGATAGAAATGAACTGTACATTGATGTGGCCATTGAGCCTGTTAAAGCCGCAGAATTCATCTATATTCCTGTCAGGGTTGTTAACACCGGCGCGATTGCCGGCGGTACACGCTAAATAGCTAGTATTAAGGAGAATCCAAAATGGCAGTCGATTTAAAAAAGTTTAATGTGCCTGGCGGCGAAAACGATATCTTAGTACAGCCGAAGCTAAGTTATCGCTTTGCTGTTCTGTTAACTAGCTTTGGAGACGGAAACGAGACGCAAAAGCTAACTAGCCAGGTCGTAAGTGTCAGCAGACCAAGTGTTACGCATGATGATGTAGTAGTTGATGTTTACAACTCGAGAATCTTTCTTGCAGGCAAGCATACTTGGGATCCACTCACACTTACAGTTCGTGATGATGTAACAGGTAGTGTTGCTAAGGCTATTGCTAGCCAACTTCAAAAGCAAATTAACCATGCTACTCAAGCTTCTGCTAAATCCGGTGCTGGTTATAAGTTTTCAATGAAGATCCAAAACCTTGATGGTTCTGACTCGGCCACCAACCCACTCGACGAGTGGGAACTTGCTGGATGCTACATCCAAAACGTAAACTACGGTGAAAACAACTATGCAACCAGTGATCCATTACAAATTACTATTGCTATCAAGTTTGATAATGCTAATCACAATGTTGGCGGTCTTGATGCCCTGGCGCAGGCGCCGTCGCTTGGCACCGGCGATCTCGCAAGCGGAGGTGGCAGCGGAGGTGGCAGCGGAGGTGGTTTCAATGCCCTTTAAGCTGGTCCGTAAACATATATTTTAATTAAAGTGATAAGTAAGTGTAAGCAAAATAGCTTGCCCTTACAGCAAAATGAAAAGGGCGAGAAATCGCCCTTTTTTATTGGAGTAACAATATAAATGGCCTACAGTAACTTAGCAACCAAAACGATCATGTCCGGTATTGAGTCCCATAGTACCGGCACAGGTTTTGGTATCAACTTTCCTTATTTAAAATATGCTTGGGAATTATCTATTGTCGATACTAAAGGAAAAAATCATTCGTTAAATGAACTTCCGCCATTAGTTGCAAGAACTGTAGAACTGCCAAGATGGGCCACCGATACTCAAATAGTAAATGCGTACAATCATAAAACTGTTGTGCAAACAAGATTTAATTGGGAAACTGTAACTATCAGTTTTTATGATCAAATCAATAAGTCTGCTGAATGTTTGATTTGGCACTTTGTAATGGGGCAATTTGATGCAGAAGATGGCAGTAAAAAGGCCAGCTACAAACCCCTTACACTTGAAATTCGCATGAAAAATCTCAGCGGCGAGTCTCCTAATGGAGAGAAAGACAAGATCTATAGGTTGAAAAACGCCTACATCACTGATGCTCAACATGACACCCTAGATTATTCAACGAGCGATGTAGTTTTATGGACTGTAACCATGCGCTACGAAGATGTAGAAATTGCAGAGTGTGGCTTTAAAGGAACGCCGCCAATTGCATCCACGGGTATGAAAAAAAGGGAACCACCGATACAACCGAAACCACCGGTTGTCGCAATGCCGGAAAAGAAAATTGATGATCAACCCGATCGGCGGGATCCTGATGAGCGTCGAGATTCTGAAGCTGGCCGGCGCTTCGCGAAACCGACTAATGCTGATCGTAAGGCGTGGATAGCGGCCACCGGCGGGGTTTTACCCTTTAGAGATGGCCGACAACTGAACACTGATGAAGCGTTAGCCGATTGGATACACCGGGGAAGGCCAGCCTATAATGCACCACCTGGACCCAGTATTGGCAGTCGAATTAAAAATTTTGTCACTTGGCCCAAACCAGATGAAAATAAAGACACAGACGTAATTAACCGGCGCAGCTACGTTGACGAACGGCGAGCGGCAGCATTGCGTCAGGCGACGCCTGGCGATTGGTCGCGTAACTCTCCGAGCACAGGTCCGGATGAGGCGGCGAAGGGCAGTGTACAGCCAGCTGGCCCCAAGCCTTCTTTTCCTCCTTCACCCCCTAAAACTCCAGAGGAAAGGAAAGTAGTAATTGATCAATTTGTTAAAGAAGAGGCCAAGTTTATAGAGTCCCAAAATTATAATCCGGAATTCAAAAAAGCATATATAGCAGCTCTAGAAGGGCCGGCACGCCCAAGAACTACTAATCCTCAGAGTCTTAATGTGGCCCGGTCCCATGCAGAGACGATCGCCATGGGGGTATCACCAAAGCATAGTGATCACGTCAGAATAACTGAGGGTTCCGGAAGGTTCGTCGACGTCCCCAGATCGCGCAGTACCGCGGCGGTGGGTGATCCTTCACCAGCGCCGGTGGTGGGGATGGCTAGCGGAGTAGAAAGACTTCGACCAAATGATCTTAAAGGTAGCGAAGTCGTTGAAAAGCAAAAACGACAAGAAGCTGCGGCAGCGGCAAGGACGCGAGCCGAATCCAGATATTTTTAATTGATTATGCCCGGTCCCAAGACAATATCTCAAGTTGATTTTGACAAAGCAGTACAACGAGTAATTTCTAACGGTCTAAGTCGTGTTGCGGCCGAAAACATAGTGCTGTCGTTTTGGCGTATCAGTCAAGACCTAGAATTAGATTTTAAACAATTCTTAGACAAAAGCATTGTCGATGGTCAACTTGATGTTGATCAAAAAGTACTAGATATCATCAATAAAACATTACCGGCAACTGTTCGATATAGAAAAGATACAATTAATCTCACATCACCAATAACACTACGCGAATTGTGATATGGCAAGAAATTACGCCCAAGGATTTTATACATTAATTCATCCTGAAAAATATGTGGGATCTGGCGCCCCAAAATACCGCAGTGGCTGGGAATTGACTTTTATGCGCTTCTGTGACAATCACCCGGGCGTAATCAATTGGGCAAGTGAAAGTGTGAGAATACCCTACAAAAATCCCTTTACTGGCAGAGATACATTTTATGTTCCTGACTTTTTTGTAGTATATCAAAACGGAAGAGGCAGGCAGGCCGAACTGATTGAAATCAAACCACGTGGGCAAACTGTTATGGAACAAGCTCATACACAAAAAGAAAAAGCTGCGGTAGCACTCAATATGATCAAATGGCAAGCTGCACAAATATGGTGCAAGCGCATGGGTGCTAGATTTAGAGTGCTAACAGAAGAAGATATCTATTACAAAGCTAATCCTACTAAAAAACAACGCAAATAGTCATAAGTAGTTCATGACTAAAAAATTAGAAGAGGTATTTGGTTTTCCATCAATTGAGAAAACTGACCTCGAACTGAACACTCAAACAGAAGTGCAAGTTCCTGAAGAAATTCGTCAAGAATTAGCCACTGCTGCTGCTACCATTGATATGGCCAATCGTGTTGATCTTGCACTGCCAGTAGTAACAGACATGGCATCTGCAGAGCGAGAATTGGATGGCCTGGCCAGCAAAGCCCAAGAACAAAGCGAAAGACTTATGGATTTGGGATTTAATGTTGATGATAGAAATGCTGGTAAGATCTTTGAAGTAGCTGCACAGCTATTGAAAACAGCCGTAGATGCTAAAACTGCCAAGCTTGATAAAAAGCTTAAAATGGTAGAATTACAGTTGAGAAAAGCTCGTTTAGACAATGAAAACGGCGAAGCTAATAACAGTAATATTCTTGATGCAGCAGAAACTGGCATAGTTGGCAATCGCAATGACATTGTAAAAGCCATACTAAAGAGTTCGGGTAATAATAAATAGTCACATGAGAGGATTTAATTATGCCCAGTTTATTAGAATACATTAATCAACTACAACGTGAACATCGTTATCGCGTAAAGATGGTATTTTCACCTTCGGAAAAACAGCTTGAAATCTTAGAGCGTCATATGAAAAAATATGACGCACTAGAAGTTAGCCGTCCAGAAAAACTGATGCTACAATCAAGACCAATGGACTTCCCCCAGCATGCTGGACATGAAGTGGTTATTGTTGATGTAGTAACACGCTTGCCGGTTAGCCATCCAACGCTTGAAGCTGAATTGCGAGGACTGTTATTTGTTCCAGAAGGAACATTAAGAGTTGTTGGACGCAATGAGCCAAGTGAGAAAGAACCAGCTGAAAAGAGTACAGACCCAATCATGGGAACTGATTACAGTGACAGTGAGGCCAATCCTGTTAAGGCAGAAGATGCAGCTGGCGATAAATACAATCAAGCCATGTTAAAGGGCCTTGACAAGACAAGGGTTGATGTAAAGACCGGAATTGTCAAATTAGAAAAGAACTCTGATGCTCCAATAAGTAGCCCAACTTGGGAAAGCCCGGAGGACGGAAAGAAAAGCCCAATAGCAAACAAAGGAGCAAAAAAATGAATAATACAAAGTATCAAGAAAGATCTATAGAGGTGAGCCCAGCCCATCCATCGTACAATTACG